GTGCTCGACCAGCCGGAAAACGAACGGCATTCCCAAGCGTTCCGCGACAGAGCGCAAAGGGCCGGATAACGATTCCGCCGTAAGTGCTTCACTCATATATTCTCCTACAGCGCCCGTTGCAGGACGCTCCTGAAATTCGCCGGAATGGGCAGCGGCTTCCGGCGGTCAAACTGTCCGGCCTGATTCGGCCTCTCGCCATGCCGCCATTTCTCCATGAACGACAAGCCCGCCTTCCAGCCTTCCTCGCGCTGCGCCTGCGTCGGCACGTCGATGACGGGATCGCCAAGCAGAGGGCCACGGGCCGCAACCGGCACAAGCGGGGGCGGTGCGTCCGCCTCGTCCTCCCATCGCCGCCCGGCCAGCCAGCCCGTCAGCATCTTCGGCGTCTTGCCCCGCACAACAAGGTCGGGCCTGCGCGCCGCTTCCTGTTGGGCCGCCCGGCAAATGACGGACACAAGGGGCTCGGACAGCCCCTCAATGTCGATGAAAGCGTCTGCGGCCTCGGCCTTGTTGCGCTTGTAGCCGAAGGCGTCCCACACGCGGTTGAACCACGCCAGCCGCTGCCCCGTGAGGACACGTTTGGTCGCCGTCCGATACGCCGGTTCAGGTGCGGGCCCTTCCCCGGTAGCGGATGCGGCAGATCTGGGGGCCTTGTTCGTAACGTGTGCGGAACCTGTGCGCGCCCCTGCGCCTTCCTGCTTTTCCTTCCCCAAAAGGGAAGCCCGCTCCTCCGCTGCATCGGCGGATGCAGGAGGGATTTCTTTTCTTGCTTTCTTCCCTTCTTCTATCGTGTGCGGAACCTGTGCGCTGCTTGTGCGCCCGTTGTGCGGCTGCTGTGCGGCCTCTTCCGTAGCAGACTGGTATAACTGCCAATTCACGACGGTGATCAGCGTGCATACTTTTCCGAAAGTCTGACGCGAGATGAAGCCGTCGTCCTCAAGCGTCGCCAGCATCCGCATCACCTGATACCGCGACAGGTCAAGCTCGCTCGCCAGCGAAGCCCCGGAACAGGCAAGCTGGCCCGGCAGGATTTCCTGCCCATGAAAGTATCCTTGCTTCCAGTTCGCCTTCTGGAGAAGGGTGATCATCAGCCCACGATACAGTGCGCCCCGGCTCCACGACTTCGAGTCCTCAATCTTGCGCCAGACCTTGAAATAGCCGCCCATACTCACACCTTTCCCTTGACGGCAGACCCGATTGCGGGCATACTGTTTTCAACGTTTTGATGAACTTGCATCATCTTTTCCCCTTTTGGCCCGTTGCTCCACAGCGGGCCTTTTTCGTGTTCGCGTGCCGAACCTTCAAGCGGCACTTCAACTTTGTCTCCACACTTCGCGCAGGCCGTCCGATACAGCCAGTTCCAGCCATGCTTCTTGCAGGGCCGCAGGTGCGGATATTGCGCGGCGGCTTCCCTGAGCCCTTCCACCGTGAGGAACCCCACGGCCTCGGGCGACGGGATACGGTGGCGGCAGCGGATGATCATGACTCCACCATTTTCTTGAACAGGTTGATGAAGTAGATTTGCCCCTTGCCCGTGATTTTCGGCGTGCGGGTGATGCGGCTTTCCCCACTGCTTCCGATGCGGGTGCCCTCCTTGATCTCCATCCATCCGGCATCCATGCTTCTCTGGGTAGGCATGTTGGTCTGGGAACCATCCTTGTGCAGGTAGCCCCTGTTCCTGAGCCACTCGAAAAAGCGGTTCTGCCCGATGTCGTAGCCCGTGGCCTGCTTGATGAGCTTCGCCATTTCCCCCACGAGGATGCTGGTCTTGGCGACCTCGATGGACTCGGCGAAGACCACCTTGGGCCTCACCTCCTCCATCTTCTGCTCCAGCGCGAGACGCTTCTGCTCTTCAAGAAGCCGCTGCTCCTCCTTGTCCGCCCACGCCCGCGCCGCCTCCGCCGGATTCCTGAAGTTCGGAAGCGCTAGGGCGCCGTAGCCGCCCGTCCTACGGATGGACGGAATAACCTCATGCACGATCCAGCGTTTGAACGCCTTGGCCTCCGGCTTGCGGGACCGGAGGACGAGCGAGTACAGGCCCGGTTCTGAAATGATACGGCTATCGCGTCGCAATCCTGTGGAATCATTCAGAGTGTGGATAATATCGACAATAGGGCGTTGCTCGTCGTGCTCCAGAATGTCCGGCAGATCCCGCGTCTCCGTTCCGAGGACGGCGCATACATCCCGCGCCACAAACCACGGCTCGCCTCCGTACTCGATCACGCGCACGGCCCCAAACTCCCTGTTCTGAAAAATTCGCAGCCCGCTCATCGGCTCCTCCTCCTTCTTTTTGAAGAGAGGTTATCCCAGTTCTTTTTTCCCTGCCCGGAAACAGCGCGTTCCATGCGAAGTATTTTCGTACGGATTTTTCGGTACGACGCTTATCATTACCTCCACACCTTCCACCACGGCTTGCGGCACTCTCCCGTCAGTGGCTCGGGTGGCGCCTGCTCTCCGTCCGACAGGCTGGCCAGAACCACATCCCGATCCCTCCGTTCCGCCAGTGGTTGCAGCCCGGCCTGCGCGCTCCGGCACGCCGCGATCACGTCCCCAAGCCCGGAACGGATCTCCCGCGCCGTACTCGGATAAAGCACCTGCGCCTCGGCGACGATCCGCTGCACCTCGCCAAGGGCCGAACCCGCACGCGCCACCGCCGTCAGCACATCCGCGCGCGTCGCGGCAGGCGTCACCGGAGTGTCATCAGCTACAATTTGCGCTTCGAGCCACTGGAGGAGGATTGTATTCCGCATCACCCTGCACAAAACGGGGATGACGTGCAGGCTCGGCGCGTAGTTGTCATTGGGATCAAGATAGCGGCGCAAATGCGTCGCGGTGATGCCCACTCCCTGCGCTATGCTTTCGGCGGTCATGCCGCTGGCGTCCTTGGCTTCCCGAAGCGCCTCGATTGCAGTCATGTTCTTGTAGTCGGCCATCCTGCTTTTCCTCTGAAGTTTTCAACTTTACGGCCTGTTGCGTTCCGATAAGATGGCTGAAAAAGGTTCGGACCCCATGCCTGTACCTACAGTCCATCTGCTCATCACACTGCGCGGCCCCGTCTGGCGCGTCCGTATCCTGTCCGGCGGCACCATCCGCTGGAAGTGCTACCGCGCCGAGGACTACCCCACGCCGGAAGCCGTGGCCCGGCGGTGCGCGGCGGGGTTAGTCACGATCAAGCCAGAAAATAAACCCCATGAGGGCGAAGAAGGCCACCTTCGCGGCGATATCAGGCCAGTCCATGATTCACCTCTTCGGGTTCGGTGGGAGTGCTGGGGGCGGCTGTAAGGTTTTTCGATTCATGCAAATAAGGATAGACGCGCTCTGCGATTGACTCCCCATCTTCCCGGTTCAAAAACTTGGAAAGGCCACAAGGATTGAGACCGGCAAGTTCGGCGAACTGCGCCTGCGTCATATTCCTGTCCTGCAGAAATTTTTTCAGAGTGGTTTGAATGCTCATGTCCGTACCTTTACTAAACAGTAAAAATAAAAACAAGACTTTTTCCAAAAAGAAAATGACATGGGATTTACCATATGTTAAAAAAGCACATGGGATTCTACGAAGATTTGATTGACGGCATGAAATCATGCATCGGCGAAGGCAAAAAGTTTGCGACGAACGCAGATATGGCTAGACACTGCGGCGTTCAAGCTGTGCAAACCTCTCGTTATCTGAACGGTGAACGGGAAAAACATCTCAGGGCGCTCGGAAATATTTTGGACAAGATAGGAGCTAAGCTTGTCTGGGATCATGCTCAGAAGAACGCCCCAACACCCCTTGATCCTTCACAATACGAAGCGACCATTAACGACCTGCAAAAAGAAGTTGAGTCTCTCCGTATCTACAAGGCCAAATGGGAAGGACACCTTGAAAGCCTTCGCGCCCAGAGCGGTACGGATACTCAAAAACTTCCCGAAAAGAACAAGCGCGCCTCGTGAATAAGCCCTTCCTCAAGCTCGTGAAGAAATGAAAATCCCCGCCGGAGCGGGGAGAAATTCTATCCTTCGTTTTTACGACGGGAAGCGGTTTCTTGAGCCATCAGATCCAAGTTGACGCTTTTTGTCATGGCAAGGACTTCATCGTCTGTCTGTGTATCGCCCCAGCTGCCAATTGCGGACAACAAATACATGTCCGCTCCACGCCGTTCTGCTTCCGCATAAAGAGTATGTGAGAGAATAGCTGGTATGTTGAGAGACTCACTGGAGAGTCTTGCAAGAGCCTTAAATATCTCCATAACGATTTCAAAATCATTCCTGTGCGTTGCAAGAAGACAGTAGGAATTCACCAGCGAATCAAAATCCGCACAAAGCAACAACGGATGCCCAACCGTATCGCGGAAATCGTATGCTGCGAACCTTTTTCGTATTTCATCTTTACTTTGGAGGACTGTTTCATATGAATCATGTACCTGTTTCATCGTCTAATCTCCGTTCTGTAGGGTATGATCCCGATCATTCCATTCTCGAAATAACGTTTATCAGTGGAGGCACATATCAATACAGAGGGGTAAGCCCAAGCCTGTACAGGTCGCTTCTTGCCGCTGCTTCAAAAGGTCAATTTTTCCACTCCTTCATCAAAGACGTATTCCCC